GAAAGTAACCGCGGTTGCTGCTGGTGACTTGGGTGTAACAGGCGACACCGCTGTTGAAGATGCTATCGTAGCTGACTCATAAAAGTAAAGAAAATATAATATGAAATTGACAGAATCAACCTTTCTGTTATTTGCATCTAAATATTACGACAATCCTCAATGTTCCGACGTATCAGAATTTGAGGAAGACCTGAAAAGGTTTCAATATTTACGCAAATTATTTGGAAGATACAGACAAGATAATGAATTAAAAGAAAGGTTGATTCTGAACCACTTGATAATTATCTATAATATGTTTGGGCCAGAAGCGACACATATGTTATTCATGAAACTTGAAGAATACCATGAATACATTAAGCCGTTTGTTGAATACTTAAACTATATGCCTATAGAAATAATGTATGAAGATCGTATAATAGGTAAAGAAAATATTATAGCTGATCCAGTTATAGAAGAAAAACTTAAAGGAATATGATCTTATGATCGTTGATCTATTTTTAGTATACCAATTTATCCGCAGGCTCGCAACTCCTTTTAATAAATGGGAAGCGTTTAAGCTTGGTGTTATTGATAAAGACGGTAAAGTACTAATCAAATCAAAAGATTTTACTAAAGCTGCTCAGCGTAAATCATGGGGAGTTTTTGATAGAATGGTAGCCAACCTTAAAAAGTTGTTAGCTAAAGTTCCTGGCGGTAGTTCTCGATTTGCATCATACGCTGCTGCGTTATTTCTCATTAAAGAATATAAACATTTTACTGATGAAACTACTCTTACAGAAGAATTAACTGATAAACAATTAGATGAATCAATACAATTATTTTATAGTAGATATACTCATTATACCACACTTGCAGAAGATGTCAATAGTTTAAACGAAAAGGCTGAACTTTTTTTAGAAAAGCTAAAAGCATCTGATGATATGGGCGATTGGATTGACGACTTTTACAAATCAGACGCACCACAGTTTAAAGGCAAGTCAAAAGAAAAACGCCGTAAAATGGCAATTGCTGCTAAGCTTGCAGTTGACGAGTCATTAGAAGAAGCCGCTGTTCCACGTTGGAAACGAGCAGGTACTGATGGCGAAATAGAAGCTACTATCGGTGGTAAAAAATACAAAATAGAAAAAGCTTTAGATAGTAACGAACGCCATAAAGGCGAATGGAAAGTTATGGTTTGGGATAAACGTGACTGGGAGTGGGAGACAACCGAATATGGTAAAGCAAACGCTAAAGCTTGGATCATGGATAGGTTAAAAGAAGATACACCGGTTAATAACGTTGGGGATGGAAATATTGCAGGAATGGATGGAACTGCAATGTCAAAAGCAGCTCAAAAGAAATGGACATCCAAGAATAAAACTAAAAAGCGTAAAACACTGAGAAATATTATTAATGGAGAAACCTTATGATTACATTAGAACAATTTAGCGCAATGATCCCAAAAAATAAGGACGCTGAGTCTTGGTACGATGCCGCGGTTCCTATGTTTGAAAAATACGAAATTAATACAACAAACCGGTTAGCCGGTTTCATGGCTCAATGCGCGCATGAGTCTTTAGACTTTACAAGACTTGAAGAAAACCTTAACTATTCAGAAAAAGCGTTAAACGGAGTGTTTGGTCGTTATTTCGGAAAGGGTAAAAGAAATGCTAAAGAATACGCTCGCAAACCTGAAAAAATTGCAAACTATGTTTATCAAGATGAATACCGCAGCAAACGAGGCGCTATGGGCAACACCACTGCCGGTGATGGGTGGAGATTTAGGGGCCGTGGCATTAAGCAACTTACAGGTAGAAACAATTATACAGCGTTTGGAAAGTCAGTCGGAATGTCAGCGGAAGAAGCAGCAGACTACGTTGCAACCGAACGAGGAGCTTTAGAGTCAGCCTGCTGGTTCTGGGCAACAAATAAACTTGACAAGTGGGCTGATAAAGGCGACATTAAAGGATTGACAAAAAAGATAAATGGTGGTACAATTGGTTTAGAAGATCGTACACGTCGTTGGGAAGAAGCATTAGCTATTCTTGGTGGTAAAGTACCCGCGCCAAAAGCAGCAAAGAAATCTGCACCAGCAAAATCTCGTACTTTACGCAAAGGTATGAAAGGTGACGATGTCGCTAAAATGCAAAAAGCTTTAGGTATTACAGCAGACGGAGACTTTGGTTTCGGAACGCAAACATCAGTTAAAAAATGGCAAAAACTTAACGGTTTAGTGGCAGACGGCATTGTAGGCCCAGCAACACAAGCCAAAATGTTTAAATAATAAATAATACACAGTTAACATAACAAGGAGAACAACATGTCTTTAGAAAAGATTGTCCAGGAAGCCGTCGAGGCACGTCCACTTGGTTTGAAAGAAGCGTTTGAAGCAGAAATGGAAAAACGTATTTTAGCAGCCCTCGAAGAAAAAGCAACAGCTAGCATGATGGAAGCAGCTGCTGATGAAGACGAGGACGAAGATGACGAAGATCAAGACGACGACGAAGATGACGAAGATGAAGATGAGGACAAAGAAGAGGACTAAGATTGGCTAGACTCTATCTTATAATCATTATACTAAGTATTTTAGGTGGTGGTGGTTTCGCGGCAAAATCGTACTTTGATTGGTCGCAGGAAACTATCACCACTTTACGTACTAATAATGTGAAACTTCAGGACGCTGCGGAAACTCTGCAAAACACTGTTGACCAAATGGTTGCGGATGCAGCACGAAACGAAGAATTGAATAATAACCTAACTAAGCAATTACAACAATCTCAAGCACATCTTGACAAATTGCGCGGCGTATTTGCTAGAATAGATTTGACTATGGAAGCGCTCACTGACGCGCAAAATTTGGAGGAAAGGGTAAACAATGCAGTTGCAGAACTTATTGGAAAAATTGCCGATGAAACTGATCCTAATCCTAGTACCGCTGACGATGCTGACAGCGTGCCTGGGCAGGACGCCGGAACCGACGGTAGTAACGCAGACTGAATATGTAAGTCAAAATATTCCAACACAGGAACGGCCTAAAAAGGTGGAAATGCCACCAGTTGAATGGTACGTTGTGACTGAGGAAAATCTTGACCAAAAAATTGAAGAATTAAAAACATCAACTGGCAATGTTGTGTTCTTTGCTATTTCTGCAAAAGGATATGAAAATCTTGCAATTGGAATTGGCGATCTTAGACGATACATAAAAGAGCAAAACGCTATAATTGGCTACTATGAGGGTGCACTTTCTGAATAAATAGTATTGACATAATTAGTTATCAGTGATATATTGAGGGGTACATAGTAATGATGCCCCTTTTTTACTCTTAATACCGGAGTTCGCCACCCAGCCTCCGTAATCAAAAGGCATAAAAGGAAAAAAGAAATTGGCAAATACAAAGTCAAATTGGGAAACAGATATCGCCCTAATTAAATCAGATATCAAACAGATACAAAAATTCTTCAACAAAGTTGAGGACTCAATGGACATGATGGTTGACTTGTCCAAAAACGTTGCTGTGCAAAATGAAGTCTTAGAGTTTACTAAAGAAAAGCTTGACGACGTAGAAAAGCTCTGCGAAGAAACAAAACGTACTGACGAATTACGTATGAATGTTTTAAGCGATAGACTTGAAGAATATAGAAGATCTTCTAGGGCTGACCACGAAAAGCTAGCTAATCACAATGCCGAAAAGCGAGCTACGAGTAATAAAGAAGTACTTGAAAAGTTAGAAGCGGTAGAACAATCATTACATATGAGACTGAATGAACAGACTAAAAAAGTAAACGTACTTGAAAATTGGCGTTGGTATTTTATGGGCATGGGCCTAGTGTTAGCAATAGTTGTTGCGGAAATTAATTGGCCTACATTATTTGGTGGAAATTAATTGGCCTACATTATTTGGTTGACATTTGGGCCTGATCCAATTATAATCTAATATATACAGAATCAGATTGAGCTTTTTATTATGGTAGATTTTACAGAACTAAAGTATGCACAAATGCTATCCGGGCGTTTGGAAAACTTTAGAATACGTAACACAAATCCTTACAAAATTAACTTTCGGTGCCCAGTTTGTGGGGACTCCCAAAAGTCACGGTCTAAAAGCCGTGGTTGGCTCCTAGAGTCAAAGAACGTGTTCCATTATTACTGCCACAACTGTGGAGCTAGCCAAGGCTTCTCGTTCTTTTTAAAGAGCATAGACCAATTATTGTATAATGATTATGTGGCGGAAAAGTTTATGGCTAATACTGCTGTAAAAGACTCGGAACCTGATGAAAATCAATTTGAGACAAAAGCTCCAGTCTTTAATAAGAAGAACCCGCTGTTAAAAATTAAGAAGATAAGTCAACTTAAATCTGACCATCCTATTAAAAGATATATTGAAAAACGTAAAATACCAACTAAGCATCATTATCGTTTATACTTTGCAAAAAAGTTTAAGACTTGGATTAATGAAATTATTCCTAATAAATTTGAAAACATAGGTAAAGATGAACCGCGGTTGGTAATACCTTTCTTAGATCAAAACGGCAATTGCTTTGGTGTATCTGCTCGTGGGTTTGATCCTAAAGGAATTAGATATATAACTATAATGTTTGAAGAAAGACCAAAAATATTTGGCCTTGATAAAGTTGACTTTTCACAACCATATTATATTGTCGAAGGCGCTATTGATAGTTTCTTTATTGAAAACGCTATTGCAATGAATGGTGCTGAAGGCAACGGCAACGCTGCAGGAGACAACGCAATATATGTCTTTGATGCCGAGCCAAGAAACAAAGAAATACACAAAAGAATGGAAAAGGTTATTAAAGCAGGCTACAAGGTTTGTATATGGCCATCCGACGTCCCAGGTAAAGATATTAACGAAATCTATTTAGCAG